CGCCACGGAAGTACCTGCTCCTGTCGCAGGTGCAATCAGTTTCACAAGGACACGTGGCATCTCGTTGGCTTTGGAGCAAAGCCGAAGAAGGAGAGGCTGTGGAAGGTGAAGGAGCAGCCTGACAGAGAGGTGAGCTGGGACGGTTGGAAGGGGTATGAGGCGTACAAGCAAGTATGCATCGAACACACCGGGAAAGTCAAGGAGTCTGTGTTGAAGGACTTGGAGGCCGAGGGGGCCACTTGCCTGATATACAGCATGGCGGTTGTGATGCAGGACAAATTCGTGAAGCCTCAAGTGCCCAGTCTGAGAAGGAACTTCTCAATAGCACACGCGGACAAGATGTTGCCCCCGGAATACACAATTTATCATTTTGATGAATTTGAGGGCCACGTTGTGCCAGTCAGACTGGGATCGGAAAGGTCAGGAGTGATGGCAGTGTTCTTGAACAACAAGCGTGAGTATGCGCCACACTGGTTGCCGGTGTGGAACAGGAAACTTGCAACACACATGCTACGCTATTCAGCTGATTTCTCTGAAATCGCAAGAGGACTAAGGACCGAACAAAATGCAGACGAGCTGCAGTTCCTTATTGCGATGTATGAGGACTGGGCCAAAGGGTTCGAGAACCGGAAAGACCCCGACGAGGACGAGAAGCCTGTGATTGCCCCGAAAGGGAAGAAGTGGGTAATCAAACCCGTCCAGCTCACCAAAGAGGGCCCCGACGAGGAGGAGAAGCCTGTGATTGCCCCGAAGGGGAAGAAGTGGGTAATCAAACCCGTCGAGCTCACCAAAGAGGAAGAGCAGAAGAAGAGAGATGAGGAGGCCTTGAGAGCGGAAGGCCTACCAGTGGAGCCTGGGTTTGTCAGAGTTGAGGACATTCCCAGGGTGATCCTCAGGGCGGAGGAGCATTGGAGGCCCATGGGGCATGAGCAGGAGCCCGTTGCAGTAGTCGAACCGAGCGATGGGGATTCTAGTGAGTCCAACGAAAGCGAGGAGGATTTCTTTGACTGCAACGAGCCAGTGAGCGGAACGGCCACAAACGGAAAGGCACCATGGTATCACCTGGCCTATGGTGTTGAAGTTCCACCGCTCACTGAGGACCTGGGGTTTCTACCCAGGTGGATAGGGAGGGGGTGCAACGAGGCAGCGAACATGTGCCTCGAAGTGGAGTCACCTCTCCCGTTCCAAGGGACATTGGCCAGTTGTTTGGCCGCCAGGTACGATCGGGAGGCAAAGGTTCTGCTAGAGTGCAGAGAAGGAGTGGTCGTTGGAAAGGAGATAGACGAAGGATGCACCCTCTACAACCGAATTGTTGATAGGGGAGTGCATAAAACATATGCAACAGGAGCATTACCATTTGACGAGGTTGATTGCCTCGTTTGTGAAGGTTGCATATATAGGTTGCGGAACATCAGGACGCAGGTGATCTGTGGAATCACCTATGAGCTGGCCGATTTGGAACGAAAGAACAGCTCTTGTCTAGTATCCTTGATACCATTCCAAAAACATGAGGTCTTGCGCATTGCCCTGAAAGTTAGGGAGTATAAGATAGACCTCGACATGACGTGCTTCCCGGACGAGGCGTCAAGGCTCCGGACAGTCGCACAAACAATCCTACCCCTGTTGTCAGAAGAGGTCAGGGGGCCGTACCTGAGCGTGCGAAACCACGCCCTCGGTCAACCGAAACCAGATCACAAGGCTATGATCCCGATAGCCAGGACAATGACCGAGATGAATAGGATTGTGAATTCTGTGGCGACGAAGGATGTGTCTTGGAGTCACAAGTAGGGGCGCCATCCCACCACGTGCGTAAGTTGCGGTACAGATCCACCAAGCGGTCCCTACCGCTGGCCACGCCGCACTTGCGACCGTTGTCGGGAGGCCCTGAAAAAATACGGGTACATAACTTGGTCAGGATATCAGGTGCAAGAGAACTTGCAGGTGCCCACTGTATATCCTGGGGTTGTGTACTTTCGGGCCAAGGAGGTCAAACCGAGCGTTAAGAAATGGGCACAAGTCGACGTGACTGGAGGGAAATTTGAATGGAACGATACAGCGGCGTACAACTCTAGGCCCGTTTTCAACGAGAAGCCTAAGAAGTGGTCCGACTTCGCTGTGGCCGATTTAGAGAAGATCAAACTGATGCACGGCGAGTATGGGTTTAGCCACGCCCTAGCCGGCATCGGGTGCAGTGGTGCAATGCCTTACATACCCGCGAAGAGCCCATATGTGCAGGCAAAGTGTGCACTCGGCAGAATTTTTCGACGCCCAAAGACAAAGCCTTGGGGAGGAATTGGGCCAATGCCCGGCGTCTGGCAGAAAGCAAAGGAATTCATTGACCTGCTCCTGCCAAACTTCACTGCCGAGAGAATGACGGATGCTGCCTGGTTGGACTCAATGGAGGCCAGGCGCAAAAGGCCGTTGGCGAGAGCACAGGACCTGTACAAGCGAACGGGATGGATGAAAGCCTACGAGGAGTTTAGCGCATTCATCAAGACTGAGTTTGCACTGTATGCGGAGAAAAACGACGGGTTGAACCCGGGGGAGCTCGAAGAATTGAAGGGTGCGATGGAACGTGTGATTCAAGGCCCGCATGACGTGACGCATGTCATAGCCGGGCCGCACTTGAAGCCATTGTTGCAGAAGTTGAAAGAAATTTGGGATGTGAAGTTCCCCATATTCTATGGATCTGCTACACCAGAGAAACTGCACAAATTTCTACAAGACTTCCTAGTGGAGGGAGAGGGAATAGCCAAGCAGTATTTCTGGATGGACTTTACAAATTTTGAGAACACACATAGCGCCGATAGCTGGGATTTTATGGAGACCCTGTATCTGAAGGTGGGAATATATGACCCAGATTTTTGGAAAGTCATGAAGTGTTGGAGGAAACCAAGGGGGAGAATTGGCGTGTTCAAGTATTTAGCGAGAATAATGAATGCGTCAGGACGAGACGACACGGCATTGGCGAATGCGATTCTAAACGGTTTCGCATCATATCTGTCAGCCGCTGCTGCATATCTTGGAAAGCCATTGATGCAGTTGACGGTTGATGATGTGCGGAGCGTCATGCCCACCATTAAGTTGTCTGTATGTGGTGATGACTCCCTCGGAACAATCCCGATGCACAATGAGGATTTCATGATTGGATTCCGGAAGAGAATGGAGGAGAACATCTTGATGTTCGGATTTGAGACGAAGCTCAATACATCAACAAACCTCCATGAGGCGGTGTATCTCGGAATGCGACCGTACCCCACCCAGAAAGGTTGGTTCTGGGGCAAGACGATTGGAAGAGCGACCTACAAAATGGGCTATGTCAAGCTAGACAAGGAGCGAGATGTCATGGCTGAAATGACAGGTATTGCAGACATGCATGTCCTTTGCTCTAGTCATGTGCCGATTTTGAGTGATCTGGCGAAGAAGATACTCGAATTGCGGCAAGGGGCGAAGAGAACGCCACAAGTGTTGGATCCGAACAAACCATGGAAGTGGACATATCAGTCCGGAGTGGACTATGATGATACAACACTACAAGCAGTGGCAGACATGTATACCACGATGAGCACAAAAGGCCTCCCAGTAGCAGTACAAACAGACGTCACAGTGGCTGATGTGAGAGGCCTTATTCAATCCATTCAAAACATCCACAGATTACCGTGTGTCTTGGATCATTGGTTGTGGAGAACCATGATATTTGTGGATGACCTCTAGTGAAGAGAGCAAGTCTTCTGAGTAGCTGCTCACGACCGTGCTATGGTTAAGAAGAACGACCAAAAATCCCGTCCTAAGGGCGGGCGCAAGCAGCAGACAAAAGTAGTTTTGCAGGTTCGGAAAGGCCCTACGAAACAGGTGCGACGCCGCACCATGAGGACAGGAATGCGGAATGTGTCCAAAAGATTCAATCCCGAATCCCGACTAGCAGCTAAATTCATGCTACCAGGCAAGGAAAGCCCTGTTCGCTTACCAACAGAGCCCCCTCAAACTACGGCTCTTTGGAAGTTTGAACAGATCATCGATCTCAATTTCACCACCGTTGGTGAGAGGACTGACTACTTGGTCTTCAAGGACCTTGTCTATCCTCTTTGGCAGCATCGGTTGTCAACAGCGGCTGTCAGTGCTTACAACACTTTCACGTTCACTGGCACAACACCGGTGTGCCCCATTACCTTCGGTCAATTGGAGCCGTCGCCCATAACTGTTGCGGCAATCCCTAGCTTATCATTCACACGCACCTCCGGCACGTGGCCCGCCGATTGGGCCCCTGTTTTGCCGACTGCTGTGGACAAGGATAACAGGGTCTGGTTCTACGTCCCCAATGATGCTCTCCCTTCCGTGCGTTTCGTCACTACGGGGGGGGCGCTAACTGGAGGCAGTTGGACGGTCCGTATTATGGTGACGACTGACGGAGTTAGCACTAATGCCACATATCTCAACAGTGTGGCTACTGCCTCCGGCTCGCAAACGGCGAGTACAGTCTTCCCAGCTTCTGACGGGGGATGGTACTCACTACACACAATTGAGTGCTCCGGTTCCGCCACTACACCAACTTCAACTTGGATCACTACTATCGATGTTGGCTTTACAAGCGCCGGAACATTGGCCTCGCCCACCGCGGGTAGCATCCGCGGTTTTTACCCAGTTAATGGGCTTGGCCTCGCCGAACATAGCGTTGCTCCCAGCATCTATGAACAGGCGCGCATGAATGCAGGTTGTTTCCTCTTCCAAAATACGTCGGCCAATGTCGACCTTGCTGGGGGCTGGAAAGCAGCGGTCCTTAAGGTGTCTGGTTCAGGCTTGTTTGACCCAGACAGAGCCCTGATCGCTGCAAGCAACGTGACGGCTAGTAAGAGGGATACTGGCAAGATAGCAGAAGGGTTTTATTGCTATTTCTGGCCAGAGATGTGTGAGGATACATTCCGGGATGTCACCTACGGCAACTTGGTGGGAAAGCAGGTTTTCAACATGGATCAGCATCAGTTTGCGTACCATGTGACTGCAACCGCAACAGCCGTTGCACAGGAAACACAGGTTGTGTACATTACCCACCATGAGGCTCTTTGTGATAATATGTTGTTTCAAACAGGCTTGTGTGTCATGCCGAGGGAAGAGTACAGGCAGGCGAAGATTGGGGTTGAGCAAACGATACCATTCTCTGAGAACCCCATTCACCTTGCCAAGTTTACAGCCTTGGCTGCGCGCGCCGGTGCTGCGGCCTGGCAGCGCCTTCGTCCATATGCCAACCCCTTGGCACACAGAGCTGTGGATTACCTCATCCCAAAGTACCGGGCCTTGGAACTAACCGAACGAACGATTCCTCGGAATTATTAGGTTTGGTTTACGAGTAAAACAAACGAATTGTACCTGCAAACCACAGATAATGGCTAAAGAGAGCTGATGACGCCTTGGTAAGGCAGAAAGCACTCAGAAAGACATGGGGCAGGAAGCACTTGTTGCTTGGGGCAGATTGATTCACCTTTGGATTTCAAGGCGAACCCCCCCCAATCCGAGCCAAGGCGTGGACGTGAGCCCACGCCGAGTCAATAGATAGAACACACAACTACATCGTTCTTTATTGGCGCTCCGAGAG